CAATATGAATTGGATTCAGAGTCAGATGTTTTTTAACATCTTCCAATGTTATCTCTTGCATTCTTTTCTTTGCCCAAGCCGTCATAATCTTAGAAACCAGACCTTCGTTAATACCGTTTCTAGGAGTCCTTAACCAATATCTAATAAACCACTTTCTTTCTAAGGCAGACATTTTATGTAAAGTGTCTTTAATAGTATCAAACTCTTTACCTGTGATTTTAGAGCAAGGCATACTTACTAAATTAAGAACAGACTTAATACTAATATTTTCTTCTGTCTCTTTACTGAAGTCTAAACGATATATTGCTTCGCCT